CGTTCGATCACTCATGGATCTTGGCCGACGAGATGCAAAACTCCACACCGAACCAGATGCGCATGGTTCTCACGCGCCTCGGCCGCGACTCCAAGCTCGTCATCACGGGCGACACGGGTCAGCACGACCGAGGTTTCGAAAATAACGGACTGCTCGACCTCGTGACGCGCCTGGCCGACTCGCCCATCCCGGGTATCGAGGTGGTCAAGTTCACCGAGGAGGACATCAAGCGTCACGCGATCATCAAGGATATACTGCGGTTGTACGGGCCTTGATTTATTTATTTTTTTACAAGAGGGGCGTCCACGGGTCCGAGGTCCGCCTCATCCTCCATAAACAGTTTACAATTCATAAATTCTCATTTTTTTGGGATCAATTTGGGGACGGAGGTCCAGACACCCCTCTTATAAATTTATAAATAAATGGTCTAACCATTTTTCGAATCTGAAAGCCCGTGGCCTAACTTTTTATTGAACAAGTGCTTTGGGGTTTCAGATTGGGAAAACCTTAAAAAAGTCGCGACCCCTTTAAATATGAAGTGTTGCGTAAGTTGGTGCTCGGACAAGGGCGACTCGTACTTTGGGGGCAGGTGTACCGAGCATGCACTCGAGTGGCTCTCGACCCTCAGCCCGGCTGACCATGACAAGGCTCTCGGCCCCTATATAGGTTTTCCCAAAGTGCTCAGGACCCGGGACGTGAACCCTGAATTATTTATTTTTTTAGAGCGAGGGTCTCCACGGGTCCGGGGTCCACCGCACCCTCCACAAACTTTAAACAATTCGTAATTTTCTATTTTTTTGGGATCAATTTGGGGACGGAGGTCCAGACACCCCTCTTATAAAAAAATAAATAATACTTAAAAAATCTATACGTGTTTTAGGTAAGATGAGCACGTGCTCGATCCCAGGATGCTACGAGCCCGTGTGCCCGCCGACTGACGTGTGTGACGAGCACGTATCCGACATACCACTGGGTGACCCCCGGTTAGGACCCGTCATCAGCCTTTTTACAAAATTCCTCAGACCCCAGGACGGTCCGGAAGTTTTTGAGAAATTTTTTTTCATACATGATGGTAATGGAAGTGGTGTGCCCGAAGTGCGCCAAGGTATTCACCCATCCGACTTACCCATCGAAGGCGAAACAGGCCCTACAATCCCATCTGAACCGCAAGAACCCTTGTGATTCTTCAGAGTACAAGATAGATCGTCCGGTGACGTTCGAGGTGCCAGATATAACACGTTTGGACCTTTCAGGGGTCGTCGAAGAGATGCGGAACAATATCTATCTTCGTGACAAGTTCAGAATCACAACCATCTTCAGAACCCTTCTCACACGCAACAAGTTTGCGACGATTCCAAATCTAGGGACGGGTCGTGTGATGTACAAACTCGAGGGCTACATCATGTATAAAAGAATAAGTGAATTTCTAAAAGACTTTTGGATATACGTGCTCGTCAGACAGGTAGGTCCATTGCTCTCTCGTGAGTGGGACGGGTGGGCCAAGTTCGCCGGACTAGTAGAAAGATCTGCGACGCTCGGTCTCGAGACGACTATGGTTCCAACAGCCCACCTTAATAAGTGGTACAAGTCCGATCAGTACAAAGTGTTGAATTCGGCGGCATCTGGATTTTTTAGAAACGAGCTGTCACGGAGCGAAAGGGCCCAGATCGCGGTGAATCTCGGGACGCCGTCTCAAGTAGTGTCTTGCATGGCCATCGCGCCCGGTCCCCCTTGATTCTTTTGGGGACCCCTAATAAATGGAAGTCCTCAACGATGCTGAGCGCCGCTTTTCCCGCAAGCTCGTGGACGCCATGCTTCCAGAGCTCATCCAGACCTTTTGGGACGTTTGGGAGGACACGAAGAAGGAGAACAAGGATCGCAAGTTGGTCGAGAACTACCGTCAGAACCTGCGCAAGGTCAAGGGTGAATGGTCGAACGTCAAGGTGAAGCAGCACGTGGCCAATATCATCAAGGAGTGTCCGCTGTTCCCGCGGCTCATAGCAGCCGTGTTCGTCATCCACGTCAAGATTCTCAGTTCGATTCGGATCGACAAGTCAAGCAAAAAGATTTCTTTGAAGTTGCCGAGCAACGACGTGTTCGTCCACACGTGCTTTATCGAGTGCGCCCGGGACATGTATGAGGAGCCCTGGGTCATCACGGACGAAAAGCCCGTGTCTGAGCGCCGGTCCGAACTGAACACGCGCTTCACCAAGTGCATCCGCGAGACGATCGAGAACCTCGTGCCGACCGAGGAGATTCTCAACACGTATCTGACCTTGCCCGAAGAGGACACCAACCTCGAGATGGAGCACGATGGCTACGAGGATCCCGAGGAGCACACTGAGGAGCGTCCGGACGTGGGCGAGGCCCTGGATGCCGTGGACAACATAGAGCAGGAGGAGCCCCTCGCAGACGGCGCTCCACCCGCGGGCACCATTCAGTCTGGGGAGCTCCCAGACCCTGTCGAGACACCGGGTGGCACCAAGACGGTCACGGTCACACCCGCGCCCATCCACAAAGAGTCTCTGTTCCCGGACGCGCCCGAGGTGGGCAAAAAAGGTCTAGAGGACTAGTAGTAACCGATGGATCACTACTTCAGACAGCCCTGGTCGGCGGCCCTCATCGCGGCGGCCGCCACCATGGCCTACATCTACGGACGTAACAAGATGAACGGGAAGAGCAACGTGCCCAACTCCGAGTACGCCAAGCCCGCCTTTCTCGTGGCCCTCCTCGTCTATCTCGTCGTCAGCCAGGGCACTGGACAACGCGAGTCTGTAAGTCTTGAACCGTTTTAATACCGAGGGGACTTAAAAAGATCAAAACATAAATTACTAATGAGCTCGCTCGACGCCTTCAACGACATGATGGGTCAATTCCTGAACGAGCTCGTCCTCACATTTCCAGAAGAGAAGAGCATCCAGAAGTTCCAGGCGGGTTTCGAGGTGTGGCGGGTCGCCACGCCCCGTGCGACCCTCGAGGGCTTTATGAAGTCGGTCGGCCCGCACGCGTCCAAGCTTATGGCCAAGGATGAGTCCTTTTTTCTCGAAAATGCGAAAGATATTGATTTCCTGAAGGATATCAACCTGCACGTGATCTGGACCCCAGAGACGAGCCCTGCGACCAAGGCGGCGATCTGGCAGTACATGCAGACCCTGCACATCCTCGGTATGACTCTGTCCATGTTCCCCCCAGAGACCCTTGAGGCTATCGAGTCGGCGGCCAAGAAGTGCGCCGAGAGCGGTGCGTTCGACCCGAGCGCGATGCAGGGCCTTCTGGCGGGCCTGATGGGTGGGGGTGGCGGGAACCCGTTCGCGGCGCTCATGGGTGCGGCGGCTCCTCAGCAGCCGCGTCGCCCGCGTCCCGGGCAGCGTCAGGTTCGTCGGAAGCCAGGGGGGCCGCCGCCTCTTCTGTAAAAAAATCAGGGCCCAAAGTAGAGATGGATCCACGCGAAGTCTTCAGATCCGACAAGCTCCTCGAGTTTTGGCCGACGGCCATGCAGTCGTCCAAGGACCGCGTCGCAGCCACGACCCGTTTCATCGTCTACGCCATGTGCATCCTGTATCTCATCAAGCGCGACGCCCGTATCCTCGCACTGGGCATACTTGTGCTCGCAGTGCTCTATTTCCTCTGGACTTCGAACATGATCCCAGACGGCCAGCTCCGCCCCACGTTCGGCGACGGGCGGACCCCATGGTTCGGCCGCGACACCGTGACAATGCCCACCATCGACAACCCCATGGCGAACGTTCTTTACACGGACTACACGGACCGGCCCGACCGGCCCGCTGCGGCTTGGTACCCGAGCGTCAAGCAGGAGGTTTCCCAGGCTTGGGAGTTTATCCATCCGTTTGAAAAGAAGCGCGACGCCGAACGCAACTTTTACACCGCGCCCAGCAGCACGATCCCCAACGACCAGACGGCGTTCGCCGAGGCCTCCTTCGGCCCGAAGTTCGGCCCCTTCTGCAAGGATGGCTCCGGCACATGCGACATGGATTCGGACCGCTTCCACTTCCCGGAGCGGCAGCAGATGCGGGCCGGCAATGGCCGCTAATTTTCTGGGACTAGAGTAACTATGGGGCGGACTCTGCAGACAGATGGCCTCACGCTCCAGGAGCAGATTTGGCAAGGGCCCGCGACCGTCGTCCTCGACGATGTGGTGCGCGTGGAGGACATGCTGCGTCCCCAGACGACCGACCGCTGGAACCGCTTCTACAACGAGCGGGCCAATGATTTCCCGAATCTCTATATTCAGGAGCCGTTCCCCGTCCTGACGTGGAACCCAATCAGCACGTACAGCAACGATCAGAACAACCGATTCGATCAGCGCAATCCGACCGTCGCCGTCGGCAACCCGAAGGGCGCTCCGTGGTCCACGATGTCGGGCCCCGGTGGGCGGCCGTACTTTGGCTAGCGCAGCGGAGGAGAGTAGGGCTCCGCCCTACTCGCAAAATAAAACCCAAACTAAAAGTAACATGGACCCTTTGGCCCTAATGGCAGTCGTCGGTCTTGTGTTTGCCGGTCAGCGTTTCAGCGCCGACTCTTCCCCGGCAACCACTATTCCAGCAAAGCCCCCTCATCAGATTACGCGTGGGGATCTCATTCAGGCGGACACGAATTTCGCCCAGCAGGATGCTCAGATGCAGGTCCGTCGCGGAGACGGCCGGTCGTTCCAGGGGTTCGAGGTGGGTGCGAAGCGCGAGGTGGCGTCGTTCGGTGACCGCGACCCCAAGGCGAACCGCTTCCCGTTCGGTCAGCCCGTCTACGATCTGTACAACCGTCAGAATGTGACGAACAAGATGAATAACCTGCAGCCCATCGAGCGCAAGAACGTTGGCCCGGGTCTGGGCGTCGACCCCAACGTCCCGGCCCTGGGTGGCTTCCAGCAGTATTTCCGCGTCTTGCCGAACAACGTGAACGAGGAGAAGCTCGTGACGCTGCCGGGCGGCAAGGGGCCCTCGGACGCATTCGTCAAGCAGGGTGGCACGACTCTGGGTGGTCAGGGTCAGCTTATCAACGGCCAGATGACGCATCAGGCCAAGGCGACCAAGGCGTGGACGCGCGCGCCCGCACAGAATCAGGGGCAGGGGCAGGGCGGAGCGCTCATCGCGCCCGAGGGCCGTCCGGACAACATCAAGACTCGCAAGACGACGAATCGTCAAGAGACGGGTCAGCGCGGGGACACGCTCGAGTACGGCCCGGCCCAGTGGGGTGTGTACCTGCCGTATAGCAACGGGCTGACCGACCGCCAGCTCCCCCACTCGACCGGCAACCGTGTCAACCCGGATCGGGCCGCCAACGCCGGGCGCATGAACGTCCGTGCCGATCCTCAGGGCGCCGTCGGCACCATGACCAACCTGCGCGCCGAGTCTGTGGCGGTGCCCGTGCCTCACATGAACGGCGGCCGCTTCCAGAACTACAAGCCGGCAGACATGTGGAAACTGAATCAGTTCAAGACGCAGGCGAATCCTTTGGCCTCTGCAGCCAATCTCAACATGGCCCGGGACGTGCTCAAGTCGAACCCGATCGCCATGCCTCCGTTGTCGGTCGTGTGAGAGTCCAGGGACCGTGCTTTTTTTCCAGGCCCATTAGTAAATGAGCGGAGGCATTGTTCAGCTCGTCTCGATTGGCGCCCAGGATACTTGGCTGTCGGGCAAGCCGGAAGTTTCATTTTATCGTTCGAACTACAAGCGCTACACCCACTACGCGGCGACCAACGAGCGTCAGCTGATCCAGGGCCAGCCGACCGCTGGCTCCATCTCGACGCTCCGCTTCGAGAAGAAGGGTGACCTGCTCAGCTACGTGTACCTCATGGCGCGCGACTCGAACGCCGCTCCAGTGGTGAACATGAACTGGTCGAACGTGATCGACAAGGTGGAGCTGCTGATCGGCGGCCAGGTTATCGACACGCAGGATTTCCCGTACATGACCGACATCGAGCCCGTGACTGGCGCGCAGACGTTTAACCAGCGCTACCTGAACAACAACGCCGTGAGCGCCCAGAGCCCCACGAACGCTCAGGCCACCTTTTTCCCCCTCAAGTTCTTCTTCTGCAAGGACTGGGCCGCGGCCCTGCCCCTCGTGGCCCTGCAGTACCACGATGTGGAGCTGCGTATCACGTGGTCGAGCAACCTCGGGGGCTTGACGGCCGGCACCACTGCCGCCGCCGCCGGCCCCACCTACGCAGGTATCCAGTACACGGCCTGGGCCAACTTCGTGTACCTGGACCAGGCTGAGCGCGAGTTCTTCTCCAAGAATGCTCACGACATGCTGATCACCCAGGTGCAGCGCATTCCCATCGGCACCCAGCCCGTCCAGGAGCTGGCGCTGGCCCACCCGGTCAAGTTCCTGGCCTTCCAGTCCAACAACTACGCCCTGGCCTACGGCACCAATGGTGCGGGCTCGGCCGTGGCCACCAACATGCAGCTCAAGGTGCAGATCAACGGCGTGGACGTCTCCGAGTCTCGCCACCTGCCCGCCTACGTGGACATTGCCCAGTACTACCACACCGCATACGGCTACGTGCACAACTCGGCCCTGGCCAACGTGGCGGTCATCCCGTACTGCCTGGACACCTCCAAGCTGCAGCCGACCGGCACCCTCAACTTCTCCCGCCTGGACACGTACCGCCTGATCACCCCCGTGGGCCTGGCGAACGGTCTGCGTGGCCTGGCTTCGGCGGCCGTGACCCAGCCCTTCATCTACGCGATCAACTACAACGTGCTGCGCATCCAGAAGGGGATGGCGAGCGTTCTGTACGCGGCGTAAATTTTGTTGGTTATTAACAGATGGGTCAGTTCTGGCCGTGGCTCTTGCTTCTGGGCCTCGTGTTTTTGATTAGCTACGACCCGGGCACGCGAAACCTTGCGAATTATTTTGATCAGGACATAGTAGAGACGGATCATGGATCCGATGGAGCGACACAAGAGCATAGCCGTCCCAGTGACAAGGGACTGTGATGGCGGCCCCCCCAAATTTCTACTCGTTCATGATCGGCGGTACAAAGAATGGACCTTCGTCACCGGTGGATGCCGGCGACGGGAAATTCTCAACCCTCTTCGATGTGCCATTAGAGAACTCGAAGAGGAGACCCGTGGGATCATAAATCTGAAAAAGGGAAGTTATTCCTATTTCAGTTTTTCCTTTAGAGATGCCGAGGGCGTCAACAACGTGTACCACGTGTACGTGTTCGACGTGACGATGTCACCAGGCGAACAGTCTCACATCGTGAAACGTTTTAACGAAGAAAAATACAAAATGGAGGGGCGCGAGGTGCCGTTCCGCAAAAATTACGACGAGAATGATGGGTGTGAATTTGACACACTCGACGGAATCTCCGGGCGCCGAGACCTGTGGGAGATGATCAGGACCCACGTCATCAGAAATCCAGCATTCCATCAAGTTCTGGCCACCCCCGAGAAGCAGACGTTCTTCCTGCGCCCCTAAGCCCGATTTTAAAAGTACAAAAGAAATAGAAATGACGCAGTCAAAGATTGCCATTGCCAAGCGCCTCGCCGAACTCCGTGCAGACGGATCCGACCCCGAGACGCTTGCCCGTACCATGACCGTCATGAAGATGCATCACGAAATAGAAAAGATACTCGAGGCGAAGGAGACCGAGGGCGGTTCGCGTAGCGAACCCACTCCCGAGCCAGAGAAGCCGTTCAAACCACTAATACAGTCCCTTTTCGAAAGTTTTTTTGGAGCGGAAAGGGATTGAGGACCGTTCACGTAGTGAACGCACTCTTAGAGACTAAACCCTCTTATATACTATGTTCATCAAGAGGTGGACACGCAGAGGGGCGGACGCCCCGACCCACGTCCTCATGGACGGCGGCCAGCTCCACGTCACCGACAAGGACCTCGATGAATTCTACCGCGCGTACTTGGCCGACCTTGCGTGCGGCCAGAGACTCTACGTCGTCGAACAAAAGACTGAAATTTTCAAATTTTTCGTTGATATTGACTTCAAGGCGGTGAGGGCCCTTGAGGATCCCGACGCCCTCGATTTGTGCCGCCGTGTCTATGCAGCCGTAGGACAGGGTCGGTGCCTCGTGGCCCGCGCACCCCCACGCAAGGTCAAGGACGAGATCAAGTCTGGCCTGCACCTTCACTGGCCCGACCTGTGCGTGACCCGGCAAGAGGCTCTCGGTCTCCGTACGCGTATCCTCCTCGAACTCGGTGACGGGAGTGAATGGGCCCAGATCATAGACGCCAGCGTCTACGGTGGCTCGGGTCTCCGAAGCATCTGGTCGCACAAGAAACCCGAGGGCGCGCCGTACGTCCCGTGGATCTCCGTTCCAGATGGGGCCGCCCTGTCGCCCGTGCCGAGCCTCGAAGCCCTCAGGCTCTTCGCCATCCGCGTCACCGGACAGCCAGTCACGAGCCCCCAAAAGATGCGCCGGGTTTCTTCGGCTCCTGGAGCCATCGATCTGAGCGACTCACGCCTCGAGGAGTTTATACGGGCGAACCTCGAGGGCCAAGGCGCGGCCAACGTCAAGGGCGTACGCAAAACGCGAGGCAAGGGTATCTGCGTTGAGACCGACTCAAGGTACTGCGAGCGGGTTCGAGCCGAGCACAAGTCAAATCACGTGTGGTTTCACATACGGGGGTGCACGATTCAACAAAGGTGCCTCGATGAGGAATGCCTCGAGTTTTCTGGACGTGAACATATTCTCCCACCTAGTATTAGTAGGGATGAAGGTCCTCGTGTGGTTAGTCCTTCTCGTCACGGTGTTGTTGATCTTCTTCCCCCGACCTGGAGTGGGTCGTTTCAGGAGTTTCGAACTGGAGGCCCACCCGTACTCGGGCCTGGATCCTCAAGAATGGAAGTCCTTCCTGACTGAGCTCCGTGCGTTCGACGCCAACCCTGAACGCGCCAGGCACCTCTACGGCGCCATAGAGCACCTGCGCAACCTCGGATTGATGAATACCAACTATACAGAGTCTGTGAATGAGATTTCTGATCGGCTCGGCCTGGAGGGTGAAACGATCGCAAATCAGGTTGCACAGGCGCGCGGAGTTCAGTTTAGACCAAAGTACTTAAACGATACAATCCCCTTGCAATCAATAGATGACCACCGTACCGGAGCCCCCGTCGGGTCAGGATTCCCAGACCCCAGATCTCACGGTCAGTGAGACCAGTCGCGAAGTGACTGAGATCCCGGCCCCGCGCACGCGCTCCGGGCGCGTCACGAAGCCCCCCGTGCGTTACGAGCCCGTTGAGAAGGTCGAGGATGACTATGCGAGTGACGAGTATGACGATGACGAGTCTGATGTAGAGTCGGGCATCGAGTACAGTGATTCTGAGCTCGATGACGAGGAGGCGGACTCGGAGATGGACGACTTTATTGTGGAAGATAAAAGCGAGAGTGACGATGATGACAATGGATCCGATGGAGAGAGCACCAAGCCCAAACCCCGAGGAAAGCGCCCCACCGTGGCTCCAGTACGCTCCGCAAAAAAGTAGCCGGTTCGAGGAGCTCATTCAGAACCCCGTGGCGGTCCTCGCAATCGGAATCGTCATAGGTGTCCTTATCGTGTCCATGCGGCCTATCGTCGTGCAGGCAGGCAAGGGTGCCTAGGCCGTGATGGCATACAGGATCGCCTGACCGCTCGTTGAATCATTGCCTACAAAATCTCCCAGAGGGCCAGTTTTCTTGGCAAAAACATCCTCTTGAAGGAACCCGACCCACGCACCCTCGCGGCGCTGACTGTCCGTTTCCTTTAAGAATTCTGCATCGTAAAATGGTGGGCGCGCCTCGGTCGATTCCCACGAGGGCACCTTTAACTTGGGAAGGACCTCATAGGCCTTTGCAAGGAGCCAAAGGACTATTAGGAGGGCGATCACGGTGAAAATCACCGCCATCTATTTACTTTAGAGGGACATTAATTTACTGGGGGACGGTGTTGCCATCTGCGTCCACAAACTCGATCTTGGGCTTGTTCTCCGCCTCGCGCTTCGCAATCTCTGCCGCGACCTCCGCATCGGCCATCTTGACCAGGTCCTCGATTGACTTGTCTGGGAACTCCTTCTGCAGACGCTCCAGCACCTCAGCCGGGTGGGGAATCGGTGGGACGTCCGGCCGGTTGTAAAACTTGCTGTTCTCGTCACCGGGCTCGATGAACGGCGTGTCCGAACCCTCGATGGGCTTGGCCAACATGTCACGCTTGCGCTTCTCGAACATCGCCGCAGCCTGTGACTGGTTCTCGCGGTACTTGATCATAATCTCCTCGAGCTTCTCGTTGGCGTAGTGGGCGTCCTCGATCTCGTCACGCTTCGGCGGAATCAGGAGCCACTTGTACATGTCGACCACATAGATGTCACACAGCGCATCATCCTTCTGCAGGCGCTTGGCGTGCGTGGCCGCCTCGTCACGGGTCGGGAAGCACCCGCGAATCTTCATTCCGAGCTGCTCATTCTTCTGCGGCAGGTCCGGACCCACAAAAGAGATGCACGCAAAAAGCTGTCCTGGGACCGTGAGATAATCCTGCTCCAGGGAACCCATATAGAGATTCAGGGCGCTACCCTTTTAAGTATATAGATGGAGGCCCTCCGCAAATTACACAATGGTCACAAACGCCAACTCATACAGAAGTGGGTCGGGCCCGGATCATCCGTCCTCGACTGTGGGTGCGGCCGCGGCGGCGACTGGCACAAGTGGAGGGCGGTCCGGGCCCACGTGTCAGCCATAGACCCCGACCCCGCGTCCCTTGCCGAGGCCGAATCAAGGGCCCGTGAGATGGGGTTCCCCGTGCGTTTCCTCGGCACGGGTGACATCCGACAGGCCACGGACACGTACGATGTTGTTTGCTACAATTTTTCTTTGCACTATATCGTCGACTCTTTCGACGAGTCGATCGAGGCCCTGACCCGGGCCGTCAAGCCAGGAGGGCTCCTCATCGGCATCACGCCCGAACTCGCGCGGGCCGAGCTGCTCACGGGTGGTGGGCAATTCAAGGACCCTCTAGGGAACACGCTCGAGATCAAGGATGGTAAGTTATGGGTGAGCCTCACGGACGGCCCCTTCTACGCCGGTGGGGGGCCGAAGAGCGAGCCCTTGCTCGATGCAGAGGTTCTTGTGAGTGAACTGGCCACGTGCGGCTTTCGGTGCCTCTCGTGGGCACCCATGCTTCCCGTACCGAATGGACACGTGTCGGACCTGTACTCGAGCTTTGTGTTCAGGAAAAATTAGTGGCATAGTATCAGTATGGTGGACAGGTGGGTCGTGTGGGCCCTAGGACTGGCCCTCATCATAGTGATAGTCGCGACCAACAAGCCGCCTGACTTGTTGGTCGAGGTGCGTAAACGTTACGAGCGCATCATGCAGGCCCTCCGCGACGACCCCAAGCTGGACCCGCGCTGGGAGCCCGTGAAAAAGCCCGTGATATTGACGGGCATGTGCGGCTGGGACAAGTCAAAGGGAGCCATAGCCTATAACGTGAACAAGGGGTATGAGATTTACCTATGTCTGACGGGAGAGTCCATCGACGAAAAGAGGATCAACACGGCTACACATGTGCTTATTCACGAACTGTCTCACTCGACGGTTCGGGAATACGAACATTCAGATTCTTTTTGGAAGAATTTTAAAGATTTTCGCAAGTACCTCGCAGAAAGGGGACTCTATACACCGGGTAACGTGGGGCCATTCTGTGGGGAGAATATCAAACCATGAGTCGGGGTCGCAGACCCCCTTTCACGGAAGGACGGAGGGCCCTGAATGGGTCCTACGGACCCGTTCAATTCAAAAACCGATGCGCCAGGAAAAACACCAGCGCCGCCAGCGCCGCCGTCACGGCCATCGCGCTCGCCGACCCCTCCACCATGTTCGGCATGAACTGCGCCACCTTCTCCTGAATCGGCTTGCTGGTCGCCACGACCGCTGCGATGCCCGCGAGCAGCGCCATGTACTGCTCGGGCGTCAGGCCGAACGGAATCTTGCGGTTGGTTGGCTGCTGCGGCTGCTGCTGAGCCTGGGGCGGCCCCGCGACCGAGCCGAACGCCATATCCTGCATCTGCATGGAGGCCCCCGGGGGAACGACGTCATCCAGAGAAGTCGAGAACTCCGCCATTTGATTTTGACCAATGTTTTTTTCGCCGTTATTCGGCGGGTCATCCAAAAGGCCCGTGGGTATGGACGAGGTGATGTCGGACGAGCCATTCGTGTCGAATGCCTCCATTCTTTACTTGGGCGGGAGTTTCTTTACCGTGACCGCTGACGCGCCCGCCTTGCGAGCGAGGCCCGGGAGGGGCGTCCCCATGTGCTTGGGGTTGTAGTTGCGCTGGTGGAACTGCCAGAATGCAGCCGAGCCGCACCGGAAGTTCTTCCTGAGCGCCGCCTTGTACCAGAACACGCAGTTGGTCACGTCGTTGCTCTTGGAGGTGTTGTCCAAGACCAGACACTCGTAGTTCTCCGTGCAGGCGTCCATCACCTGGCAAAACTGGTCAAAGGTGGGAAAGACTCCAAAAAAGGCTTTGTAAAGATTTTCACGATTCTGACGGACGTTGTCACGTAGAACAAAGACATAGTCCACGTTCGTCCGAATCATAGGCGTCATGTCCATGCAGTACTGGGTCGTCATCATGAAGAATATCTTCCAGTGGCGCCCATTCATAAAGAGCTGGCGGATCACCGTGTCGCGCATGAACGACCGATCGTACATGCAGTCGTCCATGAGTATGAAGACGGGCGTGGCCTTTCCGGCCGCCACGTTCCTCTTTTGACGCTCTATGATCTTTTCGATGGCGTCACGGTTATAGTCGCCATATACGAAAAGGTCGGGTATGAACTGCTTGTAGTGGCCATTGCCCTCCTCCGTGCCTGACATGGCGATGCCTGACGGGATCCCGCGCTTGTGCCACAGAACGTCCGTCACGAGCGTCGACTTGCCCGTGCCACGCTTGCCGATGAATACACAAACCTTGTCGTCGGCCATTTTGCTCGGATCAAACTTTTTCAGTTGGATATTCATTCCTGAGAGTATCTGTGAAATTCAGGGGGGTGAAGGAGCGCGGCCGAAGGCCCTCGGTCGTGATCCTCGGACGTGTGTGAGCCTTCAGGGAAATAATTGCTCCGCAATTACTAGAGATGTCCGCAGGGGCTGTACAGCTCGCGGCCATCGGACAACAAGACGCGTACCTCACGGGCGTCCCGGCCGTCTCATACTTCACGGCCGTCTACAGACGCCACACCCCCTTCAGTCTGCAAGCGTTCAACATCCCTTTTCAGGGCCAGCAGATTCAATGGGGTGCTCAATCCGTCTGTCGCATCCCATACAAAGGAGACCTCGTTCGAGGGGCGACCCTGGCCGTCACCCTTCCCGCCCTCGCCCCGACCTCGACCGATTTCTCGTGGCCCATCTCCATCAACCTCCAGAGACCCATCCCATTTCTTTTCGTGAATGGTAACCTAGCCACCGCCCTCCAGGTGAATATCGGCGTGCTCGACACGTACTCTATCTCCACGGCCCTCGGCCCGACCGGCTGGCTCAGCACGTCGCCCCTCGACCCCTTTGTCAGCTACAGCACCACCACGTCTAAATTCGTTTTCAATTGTTCGAGCGTCACCTTGAATGTCGCGGACGCCACGACCATAGGCGTCTTTTGGGGCCTGGATCCACACAATTTCACGAGTCAACCCACGTCCAACACGCTCCAGTGGGACGTGAGCCCTGGATCACCCCATGGCTCGTCGGCCGATTTCACGTGGGCTCAGTCGGGCTGGATCCCCACATCGGTCGCCACGTCCCAAAATCTCACGGATTCCCTCGTCACGAACGTCGCGAGCGCCGTGACCCTCACGTCCGTCACCCCCACATCGCCCGGCTACTTTGCTCAATTTGTGAACCTGAGCCTTTGGCCTATCCCACTAGGCAACACCCCCATCATTTCTTTCACACCCGGGGGGTGCTTCAAGTTTGGCGCGGTCGGCACGTACATCATCGCCGTCACCCTTAACGTCTCCGAGCCCGTCTCGCGCATAGGCATAGGGCACTGGGGTCAGGACGGTCACCCGGCTGGCACGTGGGTCGCGGGAACACCCGGCCCCGGTCAATGGGCCTGGAACGACTACGTCTACTCGTGGCTCGTCATGGCCATGCCTTTGACCCCTCTCGCCATCCTGCCCGTCACAGTCACCAACATCAATCAGTACTACTACATGGACGTCGAGACGCCGGGGGCCATCCCCCTGACCATAGGTGACGGCACGCTCGGCACGGAGATCCAGGTGACCGACGTCAACCAATACTGGTCACTGGCTTCGAATCAGACGCTCGTCAACAAGACTGTGAACCTGGGCCTCAACTGGTCCCAGTCTGGTTTCTTCCCTCAACTCGCCCCCTTGCCAGCCAGCAACGCCTTTACGTTCCTCACGACAGGCATCTACAATATCCGTGGGACCCTATCGACGACCGGCTCCAACGTCTTTTCCGTGACGCTCAGCAACGCCACGGTCGCCAACGTCATCACGTGGAACACCACTCAGTCGCGCAGCCCGACCATCAACTTCACCTTGCCCGTCCACATCACGAGTCAGACCGATCAGTACCGCATAAGCGTGGAGACCGACACACCCGCGACCCTCGCACCCGGCGCCACGTGGTTCGTCGTCGAGCAGATTGGCGTGCCGACCGGGACCACCACCCAGCCAAACAGTTTTAAAAAGAACGGTCTGCTTTTCTTGGGGAATGTTTTGTCGACCGTGGGGCAGTCCACCACCCCCTTGGCTACTCAATTGAATTTTTCACAAACTTTTTCTCCGAGAGGCACCTCGCGTCACGTGTCAGTCACACCCGGTGGGAACATCCAGTTCTCAAATGTTGGTGCGTACAAGTTTCAGGCATATTTTGAGACGGCCAACGCATACGTCACCAACCTGGCCATCTTCCAATCCACGAGCGACGCGCGCCCAGCCACACCCGTGTACCAAGTCTCGAGCCCTCTGAGCATCGGCACGATAGGCCCGTATACCATCGACGTGATCGCCCAGTGTAACGACACGTCCAACGTCTTTTTCATGGACGTGACCACCGTCAGCCCCGGTGGAGCCTCTAACGTCACAGCCAATGCGTTCGTCACAGTGGTGGGTGTCACCGCCCCGACTCCAAACACATTCGAATACGTGGACTCTGTCGGCACGTACATGATAGAGAGCGCCGAGCTCCGTATCGGTGGCCAACTCATACAGACCCTGACAGGCGAGGCTATCGAGATCTATAACGATCTCACGGTCCCACAAGAGAACCAGCCGGGCCTCAAGCTCCTGACCGGTAAGCTCGACACGACGCAGTCCACACAGGACCGAACCTACTACGTCAATTTACCCTTTTTCTTTTATGGAAATTCTGAACTCTCCGTGCCCGTGTGCTCGCTGGCCCGTCAGGACATGGAAATTTACTTTAAATTTCGGGACTTCAAGTCCCTGATCTTGACTTCGAGTCAGGTGACCCAACAGACCATCGACGCGTCCGTGATCGTCGAGTACGCCTACTTGTCCAACCCAGAGGTCAACTGGATGAACAGCCACGTGCTCGATTATATAATCCGACAGACACAATACAAGAGTTATAACCTCGGGGAGAGCACGGTCGTCGACCTCGAGTTTCAAGGCCCGGTCCGTGAGATTGCGTTCGTCATACAGGACTCGGCCGCCCCGCCATACTCGTACGTACGGGACCAGGGTATAGGTCTCAGTATGACCTTCAACGGTGAAGATTTCTTGGACCAGGGTACTTCTGACTTTCACTTTATGAACTTGATCGCGCCCCTCGAGCGTCACACGCGCCAACCGGACCGGGTCGTTTACCTCGTGCCCTTTGCCCGTAGGCCCCAGGACCCCCACCCGTCGGGTTCAATCAACATGAGCCGCATCAATCAAAAGAAATTTCAAGTTTTCCTCCCGGGAACCACGTCACTGGCCACTAAACAACTTAGGGTTCTGGCCTCTTCATATAATATACTTCGGGTGTCGGACGGGCTGGCCGGGCTGATGTATGAGTAAGGGGCCAAAGGGACCCGTGGGTCCCTTTGTACAGGGAGGTCCATAAAATGAATAAATTTCACGTTGTGGAACTCTATTGGATTTATGGAGGTCGCTACGCGGCCTCGCCCCCTCATTTTTTTAGACCCAAAAGGTAGGGAATGGCCGGCCGCCAGGTTCTTGCTCAGCTCGGCCGCAACGACGTCGTCCTTTCGGGCCAGCCGGACATTACATATTTCAAAGAGGAATACAGGGCCCAGGGTCTCTTTGCGACTCGTGTCATCGATGTTCAGTTTGAGAGCCCGCCCGCCTTTGGCTCTGACGTGACCGTCGATCTGCCCCTGAACGGCGACCTCATCACGGCCATGTACGCGCGCTTTGACATTGCCGCACCCCCCGGCACCTCCTTCTACGACTCTGCCGGTGCCCTCATGATCGAACGTGTGGAGCTCTACACGGGCTCGCAACTCATAGAGCGTCTCTGGGGTGAATACATCACTCTCATCAATGAAGTTGAGGTGCCCGCGGGCCAACAGGGCGGCCTCACGAATCTCATAGGCGGGACCCTTCTGACCGGCACGAACGCACCCCTTAGCCGGTACACCGTCCCCCTGCGCTTCTCATGCCTGGAGCACGGCCTCCCGTGCGTCCCCGGCCTCAAGTGCCGCGTCATCCTGCGCATCCCGTCGTTCTTCAGCCCATCGGGCGACGTGCACATCCCCCTCACTTTCAGGCTCCTCACCGAGTACGTGTTCCTGGGTCAGGCTGAGCGCGAGTTCATAAGCAAGCGCGGCCCCACCATCTACCTCGCCGAGAATGTGGAACGGGCCCGCTTCATCGCACCGGCCGGCACCTCCAACGTCCGGTGCGCCACAAACTTCCTCCACCCCGTCAAGGAGCTCTTTTTCACCATCCAGAATCAGGGGGCCAATGGATTCGATTACTATCTCGACTCATCGAACGTCTCGGGCCTCTCCAACCTCAACCAGCTCCAGTCGATGGGCATGTATTTCAACGAGGCTCAGCGCCTCGACCCCGTCATAGGGACCTACCTGTTCCTAGGGACGGCCCAATTCATAGAGAATCATACCCGTGTGCCCAGCCGGCCCTTCTACATGTACTCGTTCTCACTGGACCCCGAGTCTCCCAGACCCTCGGGCGCCGTCAACTTTGGCCGGATCAAACATCAGTACTTTGATTTTTTCATGGCGCCCAGTGCCCAGAGCCGCGTGGTGTCCATATGGGCACGGTACTACCAGTTCCTCGAGGTCACGGGCTTCAAGTCGGCTCGCGTCCTCTTCGATAACATGGATGAAACTGGCCAAAGTTCTTTTATTTCTTAAGAGCAATGGATGACGTGTTCCTGCCCGTGCTCGAGTCTGCCATGGTCATCGCGGGTCACTACGCCAAGGCGTGCGGGCGGGACTGTGTGCTCGCCCAGGACGTGTGCCTCGGGCTGAAGTTTGCAGCCCGCCACGTCGTGGGTAAACAGATTGGTTCTTTCTTTCCTGAGATTTATGAAGAGAGTGATTCGGGAGAGGACGAGGACGAGGACGAGGATGAGGAGGAGTCCGAGGAGCCCACATGGTCCCGCTACGAAGGGCCCGACGAGAAACTTCGCCTGGTCAACGAGTGTGCGGACACGTGGGACGCGTGGGAGCCCGAGACGCCCGCCGAGCGCATACTCAAAGGTGCCGTGGAGAAGGCGGCGCTGGCTGTGTGATTTTCCCCAAAGGGGAAGAGGAGTGTTTTGCAAACCGGACCACTCACCCTCCACAAACAATAAACTTTTCTAAAATTCTGTTTTTTTTCAGACTGATTTGGAAAATAGAATAATACTCCTCTTCCCGATCGGGGAAAGTTAAAAAAAATAGACCAGGGAATAATAGATATGAAATGCGAGGTTGACTGGTGCCAAGACCGTCCGTGCCCTCCGTCGGTCCGGTGCCGTCACCACCTCGAGGACGGCCCCGCCCTAAAGTTTTTACCCAGGAACGTTGGGGAGGGGGGGTCCCCGGGCCCTCAGGGGAAATTTTTTATGTTGGTGACTGACAAGGATGGCAACGATCAATTG